AGAATGTTGCACTTTTACTACGATCCTAAAACAAAACAACAATTGCCTTACTACGATAGATTCCCTCTTGTCTTTCACGCAGGAGACGCGAAAGGAGGATTTTATGGACTCAACTTACACTATCTTCCTCCACAATTACGAGCTGCGCTAATGGATAATCTATATGACATCACGAGTAATAAAAGATATGATGAGACTACACGACTGAGATTGTCATATGGAGTTTTAAAGGGAGTGTCTAAATATAGATACTTTAAACCAACATTTAAACATTATCTGATGGATCATGTCAAGTCTAAATTTATTGAAATCAATTCTACGGAATGGGACATCGCATTATTTTTACCAACCGAGAGATTTGAAAAGGCAGGTAAGTCAACAGTCTGGGCAGACAGCAGGAAAATGATTACATGACATTCAATATTAATAATCTTATGACATCGATCAACAAATCTGGTGTCGCAAAAACTTCTCATTTTGAAGTTCAAATATTAGGATATGGCACTTCAGGAGAAGAAAGGGATATGATGTTCCGAGCAGACACTGCGGAACTTCCCGGACGTTCGTTAGCAACAGCAGAACATCGATTTGATAATTATGGACCTTTAAACAAAGTTCCTTATGGTGCTCAAATCTATAATGACATTACTGTTTCATTTTTACTGTCAGAAGATCTTCGCGAAAAGGAATACTTTGAATATTGGCAAGAAAGAATTGTCAATACTGGTGCGTTTGAGCAAGGTGTTCAAGGGAGAACTTTTTCTCGATTCAACTCAAAATATTTTAATGATTACACCGGATCGGTTATTATTCGTCAATATGGATCAGCAGGTAATTTAAGTTCTATTCATGTTTTGAATGAGGCGTATCCAACGAATATGAATCCCATTGCAATGTCTTGGGGAGACGACACTCTCGCAAAATTGCAAATTACATTTGTCTACCGCAACTATAAGGTTGCGTTTAATGTTGGAGACCAACCAAGACGAGGTATTGGTTTTGGGTTCTCTATCGGACCCGGCGGTGTTGCCGGGAGTGTTAATCTTCCGGGCATTGGAAGAGCATCTGGTATTTTTGGTGGAGTCAACGCAGTTCAAGCAACAGTCGGAGATATTAATAGTCGAGTCGCACAAATACGTTCATCATTTTAATTGAGGTTTTATCATGGCATTACCGAGTATATCTACTCCTGAGTTTATTACGAATATTCCTTCAACAGGGGAAGAAATAAAATACAGACCGTTTCTAGTCAAAGAAGAAAAACTACTTCTCATGGCAATGGAAGGCAAAGACCAAAAGGAAATTCAGAATTCAGTTCAAAATATTTTAGTTAACTGTATTCTTACACCAATCGATATTAACAAACTTGCAACTTTTGATATCGAATATCTTTTTCTCAAACTGAGAAGCAAATCTGTTGGTGAGGTTGTCCAAATAAAAGTAGGACACACTGATAGTGAGTGCGCGCACCGAACTGATGTATCAGTTAATGTGGATGATGTCAAAGTCGTAGGTGAGATTCTTGATGGTAAAATTATGTTGACTGATGATATCGGTGTCGTATTAAGATATCCCAATATGTCTGATATTCAAACTGTTATTGGTGAAGATACTGATGCACTGTTTAAACTTGTGTATCGATGCATTGATTATGTATTCGATCAAGAGCAAGTGTATAATGATTTTACTGAAAAAGAAATTGAAGAATGGATGGAAACTTTAAACCAAGGACAGTTCCAAAAAATATCTGAATTTTTTAATTCAGTTCCGAGATTATCTCACGACATTACTTGGAAATGTAAGGAGTGTGGACAAGAAGAAAAAATTACATTGGAAGGATTGCAAAGTTTTTTTACTTGAGCATGATGCACGATTCCCTCGCGAATATGTATCAATTAAACTTTGCACTCATGCAACATCATAAATATAGTTTGACTGAATTAGAAAATATGATCCCTTGGGAAAGGGATATCTATGTGACTTTGTTAAAGAATTTCCTTGAAGAACAAGAAGAAAAAATGAAACAAAAGAGGTAAGTCACATGACAGAAGAAACAAAGAACGGATACCATCCCGCAGATACTAATGGGGATGGTGTAGTAAGTCCAGAAGAACGAGAGATGTATTTGGAATTTAAACGCAAAGAACTTGAAGACCAAGACAATCAACGTGACGCTATTAGAAAAATGGCATGGTTCTCACTCTGGGGTTTATTATTATATCCATTTGGAATCTTCATAACATCTGCTTTTGGTTTAGACACTGCGGCAGATTTAATTGCAGACATCGCTCCGACTTACTTTGCATCGATTGCCGTTCTTGTTTCAGCTTTCTTTGCCTCAGACGCGGTAGCACAAAAGAAAAAGTAGAGAATAAAAAATGGCAGATTTACCTGTAGTCAATAGACTTGATGATTTAAACAAAACCAGTACTGAAATTCGTGACGGTCAGGTAGACTCTGCCCAAATTTTTAAAAGTAATATGAAAGCACTTTCTAGTTCTAACTCAGGCATTAAGGCAGGATTGGATTCTTTAAATTTGACTCTTAACAAAATGTTCAATCTCGATGCGGAGCATCTTAAAACTCTAGAAGAGCAACTCCGTTTAACAGAAGAAAACCGTCGTGAAGATGACCGCGGCGAAGAATTAAAGTCAGGAACTGCAGATGCCAAAAAGAGTGATTCTAAATTTGATTTTAATCCACTTCTTTTAAGTGCATACACTGCCTTTGCCGCATCTTTATTTGGTTTTGACGCATACTTAAAAGCACTAGGACTACCTAAGACAATTGATCGTTTTAAAACAACTTTCAATGCTTTCAAATCTGGCATCGATAAAATAAAACTACCGAAAGTTACTGTCAGTAATACTGCAGTTATGGACAACATCGCAAAGCAAGTAAAATTTGCCGCATACGCTGTGGTTGGGTTGGGGCAAGATGGTAAACCGATTGCTGTCCGAGGTGCTGATGGAAAGTTTCAACAAGGTCTTTATAAACAAATCACCAATAGTGCGAATCAGATTGTCAAGGCATTTACAACTGGTTTAGATTCCATAAAAACATCAATTCTCGCAGGAGGTGAAGGTGGAGGACTCTTTACACGCATCAGTACAGCATTTACAACTTTAATCGATGAAGTTAAAAAACCATTTTTACTGTTTACCACAGATAATCCATTTACTAAGGGACTATCTGATGTCAAAAAATCTATTTCTGCATTCTTTGATGCACTTCCTAGATTTAGTATTAGTAGTGCAGATTCTGTCTTTTCTTTTGCAAAAGTACTTGGTAGTGCGAAAGAAGGAACTGGAATTCTTGGATTTTTCGGCAAAGCATTTGGATTACTTAACCCAATCATCAAACCTCTTAAATCAGTAGTTGGTATTATGCTTAGTCCATTTACTCGATTCTTTATAACCTTCATTGACTTCGTAACAGGATTCTATGAAGGGTTCACTAATGAAGAAGGTGGACTGATAGATAAACTCCTTGCAGGTATTGAGGGGGGGATTCTAGGTGTTATCAAAGGAATCACAGACGCAATCGATTTGATCTTTGTCAAACTTCCTGCATGGATTATGGAAAAACTTGGATTTGAGGACACTGCGGCATCACTATCCGACTTTAGTTTCACTGCGTTAGTTGACCCGATCTGGGATGGCATCAAAGGATTCTTTAAGAAATTATTCACTGGTGACTTTATGGGTGCATTAAGTGATATTGGAGATTTGTATAAAACCTTATATGGATTTATTCTTCGTCAAGTTTTACCCAAACCAGATCCAGACGCAAAGTGGTATAATATTGGTAATTTAGTATCTAAGGTAATTCCTGCATCGGTTTATGAGTTTGCAGGACTTGATCCTGAAACTGGAGAAAGAGTGCCAGAACCACCAGATCTAGTGCAACCGGATGATGTGGGAGAGGTTGTCACTCCAAGTGAATCTGCAACAGGTTCTGGAGGTCTTGCAGGTAGTGAAATACAAACAAGATCTGAGAATGTCGAAACTGCAAAACAATCGAATCCAACTATCAGTCCAGTTGTGTCTCCAGTATCTGTTGATGCGAGTTCACAATCTTCTGTCCAACAAGTTAATGCATTTGGTGGAACAAATGCTCAGAGGCAAAAACGAAATCCGGTAATGGATGATTTTGTATTTTCTGCATAAAAAAGGGGGACTTTCGTCCCCCACGCTACAATGGCACTGTAACTAGTCGTTTGCTAATTGCTCAAAAAATGACAGATCGTCATCATCATCTGCGGTTGTTGCAATTTTTGGTGCGGATGCCTCCTTCGGAGCAGGGGCAGGAGTAAAATCTTCTACCTCATACGCAGGACTAGGTGTAGTAGAACCTAACCCCAAAACCTTGTTAAGTTTTTGCTTGAGTTCGTCGTAAGACTTGAACTTGTCTGGTGACACTAACTCTTGGAGAGAGTACAGTCCTTCGTACACCTTTTCAAGTGAATCGTCATCACCATCAAACAACTGAGACGGTGCGTCAAACTCAGACTTATCGT